AGCGCCTGTTTACACACAGAGGAAATTTTGAACCTTTAAAATAGAATATTTTAGCCCAGATAGTGATTGCAACACGACAAGCTACATCCCTAGTAGTTTCTGGGCTTTTTAATAGGGATTTACCAAAGGGAGGTAAAGAAAATGTATGTTAATGCTGAATATTTAGTTGTTTGTGGAACTTGTGGCAAAGAATTCACAGCTCATGATAAACGAAAAAAGTTCTGTTCAAGAAGATGTAAAGATATCTCATCAAGACAAAACAGAGGTATTAAAGGAAACACTAATACAGAACCATTTCACAAAGAATGTGTTATCTGTGGAAAGTCGTTTGATACGTTTAGAGATGCAATAATAACATGCTCTCCAGAGTGTGCAGCTCAAAGGCATAAACAAAGTAAATCGAAGCCTCGGAGCTATGAGCATACAGCGGAAGAGTGGAAACAGATTAGGAAAATTCAAGCTAAGCAAAGAGCAGAACAAAAAGAAATAGAAAAGGCTTGGATTAAAGCAATAAATACTGTTGAAAGAGAGTGCGTAATATGTGGCTCCCTTTTTTATTGCTTAAAAGCAGAAACAAAAAAAACGTGCTCACATGATTGTTCTGTGAAATATAAGAAAATTAGAGATAGAGAGCGTCATGATTCCAGACTAAATAAAAATAACATTGTGGATTTTGATATCACCCTAGAAAAACTTTTTAAGAGAGACAGCGGAAAATGTTATTTATGTGGTGGAGATTGTGATAAATCTGATTTTGTTATGCGCGAAGATATAAAAATTTGTGGCATAAATTATCCCAGTATTGAGCATGTTATTCCATTGAGTAGAGGTGGAACACATTCTTGGGAAAATGTAAGGCTTGCACATTTGGGCTGTAACATTGCTAAAGGTGATACAACTCCAACCTATACAAAAGAAATGTCAAGAGAACATGCTAGAAAATTAGCAACCGCAAGAGTTGTTAATAGAAAACGCACTGCTCAATATTCTCTGGACAGAAAACTTTTAAAAGTTTGGAATTCTACAGCACAGATAAAAAGAGATGTAGGGCTAAATGACAAACATATACAAAATGTATGTCGTGGTGATAATAGCAACACTGGAAATGCTTACGGATTCCATTGGGAATATATTAGTTAATAGCATGGGAGATGACTAAACCAATGACTAGACTGGAAAAATTAAAGGAATTGGAGGCTAATCTTCATGATGCAATGAATGGCTGTGAGTATAAGGAGTTAGCTTCTATTTCTAAGCAATATAGAGAAACAATAAGAGAAATAGATGAGATTGAGGGAACAGATGGCAACGAAGACGAAATCGCGCAGCTCCTCACGAAACGTGAAGCTGATGGGAAGCCAGGAGCCGTCCGTAAGGATAGCTCCAAAGTATAAAAAGTCTGACGGCTATGACGCAGCGAAATTATTAAGTATTGGAAATCTGATTTTAGATCCATGGCAAAGTGATGTCCTGGATGATTGGATGGCAATAGGACCTAGTGGAAAATGGGTTTGTAAGACTTGCGGTGGAAGTGTACCGCGTCAGAATGGCAAGACCGGACTTGTAGCTGGAAGAGCTGAGTCTGGAATGCTTATGTATAACGAGCAGGTGCTTTATACAGCACACTTGCAGAAGACAGCAACAGAGACTTTTGAAGAGATGGCTAATTTCTTTGATAGTCCCAAGCTGAGGAAATATGTAAAAGATATCAAGACAGCTCTTGGAAGGGAGCAGATAATTCTTACTTCCGGTGCAAGAGTTAAGTTCCTGGCACGAACTAGGAACGGTGGAAGAGGTCAGCATGGAGACCTTCTGATTTTTGATGAGGCTCAGGAGCTGGACAGTGATGCTCAGGCGTCCTTTATTCCGGCAATATCCGCAAGCCTTAATCCTCAGACCATTTATGTTGGAACTCCTCCAGATCCGAACATTGTCGGAGATGTTTTCCGCCGGATCAGAGAGAAGGCAATAGCCAAAGAGACAAAATCAACATCTTGGTTTGAGTTCTCTGTTAAAGAGATTGGTGATGTCCGTAACCCCGAACGGTGGGCAGATACTAACCCAGCACTTGGCAGACGCATACTCATCTCGACTATCGAAGGTGAATGCGAACAGATGGACGCTGATACGTTCGCAAGGGAAAGACTGGGTTGGTGGTCTCCCACAATAACCGAACGGGTTGATTATGCTATAAATGAGAAGCTTTGGAACAGTTGTATATCTGAAGAAGCTAAGCCGGAAGGGAAGACAGCTTTTGGAGTTAAGTTTTCGCCTGATGGCTCAGAAGTTAGTCTTTGTGGGGCGGTCATTGATAAGGATGGCAAAGCAAGGATTGAATTAATAGACAGACGTTCCACCGGAGAAGGAACACAGTGGTTAGCTGATTGGCTTAACCTCAGATACAAAAAAGCCTCCTGTGTTGTCATTGACGGCCGTAACGGGGTGGACGTTCTGGTGGAAAAGATAAAAGATACATGGAAATATAAAAACTCTGTTGTAAGACCATCTACAAAGGATGTTATTGCAGCGGTTTCCATGGTAATGAATGGACTCAGTGAGAAAACAATTACATGGTATTCAAAGCAGGTAGTGCTTAAAGAGAGTGCCATAACATCAGTCAAGCGTCCTATTGGTGGAGGTTGGGGATTTGGTGGGGGAAATTCTACTCCAATCGAAGCCTGTGCGCTGGCGTTGTGGGGTGCCAAGACTTCCAAAAGGGACCCTAACAAACAGATGAGATTTGGATAAGAGGAAAACGACAATGATAACATTGAATCTTAGTGCTGGAAACATCATAGGACTTGACCAGGCTGAAATCCCGAGACTGAATAAGCTCGTTGAGATTTTCAACTATCATCAGGTGAAAAATATGCTCAAGAATAAATATTATGAGGGCAAGATATCACTGAATGATGTTAATCTTGGAATAGCGCTTCCTGAAGGAATGAGTAAGTTGGAAATTGGCTGCTCGTGGGGTGCTAAGACTGTTGATGTTCTTGCTGGGCTGTCCATGTTTGATGGTTTTGTGAGTCAAAACGGTGAAGATGCTGAACTCCTCGATATTATCGCAGATAAGAACAATCTTGTTGCGGAATATCAGAAAGCTTGCAGGGATGAGCTAAAATATGGCTGCACTTTTGCAACCTTATCCGCTGATCCGGAACTCGGTTGTAAGATTCGTTTTCATTCTCCAATGACAGCTTCAGCTATGTGGGATGGAGCGAAGGGGCGTATTTCTTGCGGAATGGCTATCCTTGACTCTGTGCAGGATGAGATGGACGCTTCAAGGTGGCATCCTTCACTTATTGGATTCTATACAGATGACAGTATATGGATGTTAACAGCTTCAGACTCCAACAGCACCATCTGGAGGGCTTTAAGATATCCACATAAGATGGGACGGCCTTTGATGGAGGCTCTTATTTGGAATGCCACATCAGATAAGCCTTTTGGACGTTCCAGGATAAAAGAGCCCATCAGAAGACTGATAGACGGATATGTCAGAACCATAGCAAATGCAACGATTGGCTTGGAATTCTCCACAGCTCCTCAGAAGTATCTGCTTGGCGTTACTGATGAACAGTATGATGTGATAGTTAATCAGAAGTTTAGGCAGTACATTGGAAACATTCTTGCAGGAACTTCCAATCCGGAGACAGGTGAAAAGCCTACATATGGACAGCTTCCTCAGGGAAGTATTTCTCCTCATGTGGAAATGATAAGGATTCTGGCAACTCAGTTCAGTGCTGCTACTGGTCTGACAGTTACAGATACCGGAGTTGTAAGTGAGGCAAATCCCACCAGTGCTGATGCTGTACTTGCTCAGTCCAAGACTCTTGTGAGCATGGCTGAACAGCTTAATACAGTTAATGGAGATGCACTTCATACAATCGCACTTATGGCTCAGGCAATTGTACATAATATTGGACTTAATGAGCTGGATGAGACAGAGCAGGAAGTTATTGCACATTTCAAGAATCCTGCAATGCCTAGCGTGGCAGCTTCAACGGATGCAGCTATGAAAATTGCAACATCAAGACCAGCATTTGCTGACACAGATACATTCCTTGAGATGATTGGCTTTGATAAAGCTGAC